GAGGTGACGCTATACGTATATTAACTTATAATGAAGATGATACAACTACAGCTCAAACACATTCTATAAGTGCAACTATAAATAATGGACAATGGTATCATTTAGGAGTGTACATTCCTGCTGCTGATGGTGGGACTATTACCGCTTATCTTAACGGACAGAGTATTGGAACAAGCACTATGAGCCACCCTATGAAAAAAGCAGCTTACGCTTGGTATGTAGGGTATGCTGGTGGATTAGACCATGAATATGCAGAAGGCTGTATAACAGAAATTAGTTATTTTAATGACCAATTAACAGCTTCAGAGTTTGAGGAGTTGTATAATAATGGTTTAGCTTTAAATGCTTTGAAACATTCTCAGGCAGCTAATTTAGTTCATTATTGGAGAAATGATGGATTGACTACATGGACCGATTTAAAAGGTAGCAATAATTTAACAGGAAGTATGACACAATCAATGCTTATTACAGCAGGTGTAGATAGTTCAAGAGATTCACAAGGGTTCTTGATGAATAGTCAAAGAACTACTAATTGTGTAAATAGTTTAAATGAAGGTTCAGGAGCTTCATCAGGAATGGTTGAAGGTATAGTGGTTCATGATTCTGATACATTAGATTTAACAGGAAGTTTTACATTGAGTGGATGGTTTAAGTTTAAAGATTTAGACCAAAGTTACAATCTTTTTAATAAAAAATCTACATGGAATGGTGAAGGTTATGGTTTGTACAGAAACACTAATGGTAATATGTATATGGAGTATGCAAAGGATAGTAGTGCTAAACAATTAGGTAGGTCATTTACACCAACTTTAGGAGTTTGGTATTTTGTGTTTTGTACACATGAAGCTAGTGGAAACGATGTAAGGGGTTATGCAGCTGTAACAGATACAAGTTTTACTTCATCAAGCAGTTCAGGAGCTTTAGCTAATGTAGGAACTAATGACTTAGAACTTACTATTGGAGTAGGAATTGGTGGAAATGACGATAATAGTAATATACAATTTTCAGGTCAAATAGATGATGTTTTGATATATAATGGTAAAGCTCTAAGCACAAATGAATTAATGAGAAATTTTAAAGCAGGTAAAAGGAGTCATAAATAATGGCACATTATGAAATGTATTTTTGTATACCTAGCAGTGCATTTAATAGTGCTGTTGGGACTAAAATTAAAGCACTATACCCTATAGTAGAATCAATTGATGAAGATACTGAGGAGGCAACTTATAAGTCAGCACCTACATGGACTGATATTATAATGGCAGGTAAAGTAGGACCACCTAGATATTCACATGATAAGTCTTATGTTATTATTAAAGGTGAATGGTCTATGAAAGATGGTGTACTAACAGAGCTTATTGAATTAGGTTATGGCTTAGCTTATCCTAACTTTAGTGTATTAACTAAATCAGAAGCACAAACATTAGTAGCTAGTAGTACTTTTACAGGAGAGTAGATGTATAAAACAATTGGGAGAACTAAAATATAATGGCTATATTTATATACTGTGAAGACTGTAAAAAAACGGTAGAACCAGGCAGTTGTAAACATAAAAAAACATTTAATCAAACTCGTGGAGACATAAGTAAATACATAAACATGAGAAAAACTTGGAGTGGACAAACTCAAGTAGAGTTTAGTACAAAAACAATGGACCAAGACATAGCAGATAGGAATAGCAGATAGTGGCAACATTTAATGCACAATTACAAGATTTAGTAGGAGAAGCAATATCGACAGATACTGATGCTATGGACCAATTTTTAAGAGATGGCCTTAAGCAGCTGTATAATGTATTACCTCCTGAAAAGTTATTAGAATGTGTTACACATACGGAGCTTAGTAACTCTCCTTCTACACTTTCATTAAGTACTAATACTATTGGTCCTATTATGGCAGTAACAAGAAAAGATTCAAGAGGGTTTAATCAAGTATGCAGACAAATATCTCCAGTAATGGTATCAAGAGTTACCGATACAAGTGATTTAATGCACTCAAGAGAAACAGACCCTGTATATTTTATTAAAAATTCTGTGTTAAATGTTTACCCTGACCCTACTGCTGGTCAAACTGCAGAAGTGTTATTTTTACCACTTACACAAATAGCTCATGGCGATAGCCTTATAGCTAATTTATCTAATGATATGGAATACATTGTAGTATTATATGCTGCAATTAAAATGGCAGAATATTTACTTGCTTCAGAAGAAGATACAGAACTTTATGTTCCTATGATAACAGCACTAAAACAAGATTATGTACAAGCATTACAAATGATGGGTGTTGACAAAGCACAACAACAAAGACAAGTAGCTGTACCTGGAGGTCAAAATGAAGGTTAAAGATTTAGTACAACAAGTAGAGTATACAATGGGAAGGCAACCCGAACAGTATATGTTACAACTTATAAATGACGCATTAATGGATATGTCAGGTAAAGTACAACATTATACTACAGAAAAAATACAAAATTTAAATTCAAAACAAAGATGGTATAAACTAGATGACTCTGTTGTAGATATTACAAAAGTTGAAATTCTTTCTACACCATCAGATGCGTCTTGCAGTATTGGTAGTTATTCTAATCAAACTGATTGTGAGTCTAACGGAGGGACTTGGACTGTTCCTGAAGGTAGATATACTAGAATACCATTATTAGCAGATTCACATAAATTATTAAAAAATGATACAGACGAAACGTCTAATTCATTAAAATAGGAGTAAGAAATGGCAAGTACATTAACAGCCTCAACGATGACAGTTTCTGTATCAGAATCTATTACGCTTAATGGAAAAAATCAAGGTGGGACAACAACAACAACAATTTCATCTATTTCTGAAATAACAAAAAGAATCTTAAGTATTACTACTACTGAAGCTGTAATAGCTACATTTAGTGCAGCTGTAGCTTCTGCTGGACATTATGTTGCAGCTAATGTAAGGTATATAAGATTTACCAATCTTGATGACGCAGCTTTTGTTGCATTAACATTTAGAAATCAAGACAATGATGAAGTATCTATTAAGCTTGATTATGGGCAAAGTTTTATATGGAATGGTGATAATGGTAATGGTATGACAGCAGTTATGAACGCAACTGAAGATGCAGATGCTTCTTCTTTTGCAAATTTTGGAAGCTTAACAAACATTCAAGCTGACGCAGAAACTGGTACCGTAGATTTAGAAATGGTTATAGCATCAGTATAGGAGCTTAAATGGCTACAAATAAAAGAAGTTATCCTAATAGTTATTTCGCATGGTATAATGACGATGATAGATTAGCTATTGTATGTAAAGTGTTGTCTAACGACACAACAGAAACTGTAATAGATAAATATGATACATATTCTGGCAATAGTGTAGCAGGCGGTCTACGCATACATACTCATTCTAAGTATGGCATAGTAGAAGAAGTAACGGATGATTTAAAATCTAATTCAGGACTTGATACTTCATTACATGCATCTATTATTGATTATATTAAATCAAGATTATTAGAAGATATGGGTGATTTGCAAAGAGCTGCATATTATAGAAATAAATATGAAAGAACTATTAAACAATACCCTCATAGAAAAAGTGGAGTAAGAGCTTTATCAGTTCCTAGATTATAAGATGGATATATTTCAAATAATAGAACAGTTTGGCGTACCTCTAGCAATGACAATAGCATTTGGTTATTTTATATGGAAACAAAACAATTGGATTCAAGATGATTTAAAAAAAGATTTAGACGATGCTAATGATAGGTTTGAAGGTATTGTTATAAAGCTTATAGACTCTCAAAAACAAATGCAATTAGAACAAAAAGATATAAAAGCAAGTTATAGAGCAATAGTAGAAATACTTGCTGCATTAAGCGGTAATGGTCTTAAAGAAAAGTTTTTACAAAATAGAAAATACGAACAACACTAGGAGGTATTATGCCAGGAGTAGGAAAGAAAAAATTTCCTTACACAGCTAAAGGTAAAATGGCTGCAAAATCTTATGCTAAGAAAAAAGGTTTAAAAGTAAATGACGCATCTAAACGTATGAAAAGGAGTTATTAATGTCAGGATTTGGTAAAATAGTTGCTGGATATATATTCAATGACGATATGAAAGAAAAAATGATTATTAAAATGAATGAGAATGTAGACATTCCATTTATATCAGAAAAAACAGAAGCTAAAATATTAGACGCTATCTGGGATTCTGTTGAAGAAGTAGTTAAGGAAGCTTTAATAGAAGACTAAATGCCTAAACAAGTATACCATATAAAAGCTTTTGAAGGTGGTATCAACAAAAAGGCTGACCCAAGAGACATAGAAGACAGTCAAGTAGTAGAAGCTACTAATGTAAGTGTTTCTAATGTAGGTAGAGTAACAATGCCAGGTAATGGTAAATCTTCGTTTGTTACGGTAAACGCAGGAAATGTTCCTGTAAGTCCTACAGATAGTGAAGGTCAAAATAGGTTTGGTAACGAAACGCCCATATCGTCAGGTCATGGGTTATTTTCATTTACACACGATTATGACTTTAGAAATACAAGTGTTACTGGCAATACTGGTCCTAATGAAATTAATACAGAATTTATATGTGTTAATGATGGTGCAGATATAGATATATGGACAGATAATTCTTTAGAAACAGGTTATGGTGCTTGGAAAGATTCTTTCATATCTATGGGTACTGTACATAATACAGGCACTGATGGTAATAGTGAAAATTTATTAGATGTAAAAGGTGTAAAACCTGTTTATTATAAAGCAGATAATGGGTTAAGAGTTTGTGA